AATAGCTGCGGATAATATCGGATACGGGGCGACTACCGTACACCGAGCACTGAATATCTCAATTAAGTTTGAGGATTACAAAAAAAAAGTGAAATCCAGAGCTGAACTTTTAAAAGAAGCAGATGTTCTTATTATTGATGAAATCAGCATGTGCCGGTTCGATTTGTTTAATATGATTGCGAAAACGATCATCACAGAAAATGAAGAGAGAGCGGTTGACAGACTTTTGAGCGGAGAAGATAAGGAAGACGTTCAACTGATCGTAATTGGGGATTTCTACCAGCTTCCACCAGTTATCACGACAGATGATCGTAAAATCCTCTGCCGGATGTATGGATCTGATTATGGAAAGGGTGGAAAGTACGAACACGGATATGCTTTCATGTCTGAATACTGGAAAGAAATAGGATTTGAATATATCAAACTTGATGAGGTATGCAGACAAAATGATGAGAGTTTTAAGTATGTGCTGAATGATATTAAATATGGCAATAATATTAGAAAATCCATTGCATATCTGGAGAATAACGAATCAGACAAAGTTATACCAGAAGCACCGTTTCTGGTCGGAACAAATGCTGAAGCTGATCGGATTAATAATACTTTCCTCGGAAAACTGGATAAAAAGACCGAAAAAGTGTTCCATGCAGCAGTTGACGGGGATCTGACATCTGCTGATATCAAGAACATTGCATTTGCCAAAGAGGATTTAATTCTTAACATCGGTGCAAAAGTGATGATTACAGTCAATGATCTGTCTGGAAACTACGTCAATGGAACGATTGGCATCATTCAGAAAATTGTGGATAACGGAGAATTTGAAGAATCCTATCTGGTTATCAAGACTGATAAGGGTAAAACGGTTAACTTGTACAGATACAGTAAAGACATTGAGAAACAGGTTATTGAGGAATCCGAACAAGAAAAGGATGGTCAGAAGATCGTGAAAGAGAAGATTGTCCGTAAGAAAGTTGGATCATTCTCTCAGTTCCCGGTAAAACTTGCCTGGGCAATCAGTATTCATAAATCACAGGGACAGACATTTGAAAAGATTAATATTGATCCTTGCTGTTGGGATCCTGGACAGTTCTATGTGGCTGTTTCCCGGGCTAAATCAGCTAACGGCATACATTTTATCAGATCGATAAAACAGAGCTATATAAAGGCGTTTAGCAAGGATAGCGAGCGACTTCTTGAACAGAGTTTTGAGGTAGAAGAAGGTGTATAAGTATGAGAGTGACACATGAGCAGATACCGAACACCATAAAGTTTTTACAAATCGACTTTCCGGCACTGGTCCTTCAGACTGCCGGAATTGAAGAAAGAGACGAATACTGGCAGCAGGTAATTGAGCAGATACACGTTGTATCAGACAAATATAATAAAAACGGCTTTGTGGATCACATGCTTACAGCCTATGCGGATTATCTGGACAGGATGCATAAGAAAGCTAAAAATCTGAACAAGGAGAAAACCAATGAACAAAATGCGTGAATATGAACGTGGCAGGGAAGACGGGCTTGACCTTGCCAGACGAATTGTCAAACAGGGCGGGATTGAAGCCCTCGAACAGGAATGCAAGTTCCGGGGTGTGACCGGGATACATACCTCTCTGGCAGTAAAAGACCTTGATAAAGCGTCAGAAAAGATAAAAGAGGTTATAGCGGATTCATTTGTAATATTGTCAATTGCCGTTCTGCACGATGATTTTGGCTTTGGCGAGAAGCGCTGTCAGAGATTCAGAAATGGACTTGACCGGGCTGCTGATTATATCAATGACGGTCTGGCAGAATGGATTGATTATGTAGACGCTATTAAAGAAGAGTTAGGGATTGTATTAAAGAATCCCGGAGAATAACGGACAGGTAGTGTTTGGATAAATGAAAGTAGGATGAGAAATGAATATTAAGTTAAAAGAAATCAGCAGAGACGATTTAAAGGTAGGAGATACCGTCGGAATTGCCAGAACGGTGAATTGCGGGTGGTTATCGACGTTCCGACATAGAAAAATTATTCCGGTTAAGATTACAAGAATCACTCCAAAAAGAACCAAGATTGAAACAGATATATATGAAGAACATGGAAAAGGCGAAAAGTTTTACGAATACGATGAAAATGCCAGAAAAGAAAATGAACTTGCGGAGAAGTTTGTTCTTGAACATTATGAAGTAGTTGGAAACACTTTCGACAATCCAGAATTGTTACAGGAGGAACACAAATGAGTAGTGCAAGTGTAAGATTCGGAACAAAAGCGTATGTATGCGCAAGATATTTTCTTAGACCCGGAAAGTGCTTCAAATACATCGACCAGCGCGGTGAGAACATCACAGAACACGTCTATGAAGTCATGGCATTATATCCGTACTGCGTCCTGTTAAGGGATACTAGGAACGGAGTCAGGACTTGTCCGGGGTATAATACTTTGAGCCTGATGCTGAGAGGAAGTGAAACATATGAGTAAATCAGCGTTAGTGATAGATACACCAGAGAATTGCTATGATTGCCCGTTCGGAATTTCATACTGCGGTGAACTTGAATATGAGGGTTTGTGTGAATTAGCTGACTGCTTAAGTTGTGATGAAATTCTGATGACAGAAGAATATTATGATTGCGAAAGCAAATCAAGACCTGATTGGTGCCCATTGAAGCCATTGCCGGAGAAAAAACTTTACACTGCACCGGAGAGAAATTATGAACTCCAAAAAGACCTATTCGCGGTCGGTTGGAACACTTGTATTAGCAAAATTAAAGGAGGAAACGCAGATGATTGATTTAAGAAATACATATATCTTGGTTAAGACAGAAGAAGAAAATGAAATGCTTCTCAAAGAAGCTGAGAAGCAGGAATTTCATTGGTATTCGAAAGGCAATTGTAAACCATTACCAGGACAACATTTTCCAGATATTTTAAAATTTTGTAATAACAAAGATGTGGTGCACAGCGTACGTATCGGAGTAGAGTGTGATGCTTTCTACGAAGCTTCAGAACTCCTCGGGACAAAAGAAATGACGGCAAGAGAGTTTGCTAATCGTATTGCAGATATATGCAATTGTAGAGGATGTAACTGTTCAGAATGCGTATTGAGTGAAAGCAATACTAGGTGCAAGAAGCATTTGTGTGATATATGTGATTGGAAAGATAATATAGATGAAGTTCTTGAAATTGCAAAATCAATAAGACTTACAGCCCCTTCACCCGAAGAGAAAGCAATTAGCACGATTGAGAAATTTATCGAGAATCCAGATCACACAGCATTAAATGATGAATTTTTAGAATCATTGAAGCTGGCAGTCGAGAAGTTGAAAGAGGTGAAGTAGATGGAGAGATTAACACTTGACAATGCTATTAAATACATCAAAGAAGTAGCGAGAAAGAACAGAATAAACAAAGAGAAAAATACCATCATTATTCCTAACAGTTTTATCAGTAGTAATGATTGTGCAGATAAATACGGACAAGTTGCTAAATGGTTGGAAGAATTAAAGTCTTACAAAGAGTTAGAAGAACAGGGCTTGCTTGTGAGATTGCCGTGTAAGGTTGGAGATGACTTATATTGCATTGTTAATGGAGAAGTCAAGAAATTAAAAGTGCATTCTTTTGGAGTACCAGATTTTGAAATTATTGATATTGAATTTAAATACGTAGACGGGTTTAAGATAGTAAGATTCGTAGGAGAAGTAGGTAAAACAGTATTTCTCACCCGCGAAGAAGCTGAGAAGAAGTTGAAGGAACTCAAAAATGAAATTTAATTTTAAGGAGGCGCAAAATGGGAAGAAACATTTATTTTACGGATAGAGAATTAAGCATGGTAAGAGACTATGTGTTTGAAGCAACTGATATTTTAGGAAATGCTTCTGATACAGCAGAGCAAGTGGACGAAGACATGGAGAATGGTCTTGGCTCTGCTTTGCGAAAATTATACAAAGGCTGTATTGGAGAATCAAAATACGCAAAGTATAAAACAAAACGAGGATAAAAATATTTTTAATCCGATAGAGAAGAAGCTGGAGGAGATGCAGAATGGATGATTATTTCTTTCCTACTATTGTTTGTGAAATAAAAGATTTGAAACCACTTAAAGAGCTTGGTGATATTTTGAAATGTAAATTTATTTTTTCTGATTTTACTCTTAGATTGATTGATGGAGATAAAGTACATGAGGCACTTATACAACTTTACAGTCGAGAGTTATTGCTTGATGAAGGAATGGTAGTAGTTCCAGAGCCTATACCAGAAAAAGAAGATAAATTTCCGGAAGTGTCGTATTATATTCAATTTTCAGAAAAATATGGCATGCAGATAATGGTGGGACAAGTTACGGATGTCGAGGATGAAGTATATCGGAGATACGAAAAAATTGACCACGACTATTGTACACTCATAATACGAGCATTGATAACCATAATGGAAAAGATTGAATCAAGGGAAAAAGCTATAAGAAAAGTAGATAGAAGCAGAAAAGTCAATGGCAGGGGGAAAAATCATTTGTCAAAAAAAGATAATAAAATTTTTCTTCTTGATGATTTGATTGAATATGTTGTAGAGAATAATCTATATCAAAAATCCGTAAAACATAGTCAAATCAGCTGCCCATGTTGGAGCGTAAGAGGACATTACAGAACGTACAAAAGCGGTAAGAAAGTATTTGTAAAGCCTTTCGAAAAAGGAAAGAAACGCGGAAAAGTAGCACCAAAACAGCATGTTTATACGATTTAAGAGGAGTGATAAATATGCCAGACAAACCTACACCAGACATAACGCCAAACCTTGCTATATCAGCATACCGCGTGCTGCAGCAATATTGCACTGGACAGCCGGCGGATTGCAAAGGCTGCGGATTCTACGAACACTGTCCAGAATGTTTTCAAGGCATACCATGCGACTGGAACTTAAATGAAGAGGGTGAAATAAATGAAACTGAGAAAGGCAACATTGATTGACTACGGAGTGCCGCCTGATGACATACCTATACTACAAAGTCACTTGCGGAATCTTAGTGAGAGCGACAAATACAATCTATTGCAGGTATCTATCAAATATGCGCCCGGCATTGAATCGCAAATCTATGATAGTATTGTGAATAGCATTGGATATCGAACAATGGAGAAAATCAGGACGGTTCCCGCAACAGAGAACGACTTCTACGGATACAAACGCAAGGTCATGGCGGAATATTATCATTTAGCCAAGCTGATTGGCAGACTTTAAAAAACTTAAAAATTTATAAAAGTGGTAGAGAGCTAAATCTCCCCAGTGTGGTATTATATTTGTATATAACTGCTATACTGGGGATTTTTTTGAATTGAGGTGATGACATGGCGAACTTAAAAGCAGTTACAAGAAAACTCCAAAAAGCTATATTATCCACCGGATTAATTATAAAAATCGGAACATCACAATTCTACAGCCATGAGCAGGAACGATTAATTACAGTAACGATCATATCAACACCAGTGCTTAGACCAACAAAACGTGGTGAATGGAAAGATTGTGATTATGAAATATTACGAACTGCATCCCAGTATGATGTGGTCATGTGCCTAAAAGAAATATGGGAGGCGGTCAGAAAATGAGGATAGACAGAGGTGATTAGATGGATTTAACGCCTAAGCAGAAAGCGTTTGCAGATGAGTATATAAAGAATGGCGGAAATGCATCTGATGCCGCAATGAAAGCCGGATATTCAGCAACAGTTGCCAAGAATGCAAAGAAAAACATCTTGGAAAAACGTGGAGTTTTTGAATATATAGCAGAAAAACAAACTCTTCTGGAAAAACAAAAAGGCACTGATATCATGTCTCTGGCAGAAATCCAGCAACGCCGCTCTATGATCGCAAGGGGTGAGCTGAAAGATTCATTCGGATTTGCTCCGGATTTCTCCGATCAGCTAAAATCTATGAATGATTTGGAAAAAACGCTTGCTATAAAAGAAGCCAGAGAAGAAAAGCGGAAAGCAGAAGAAAAAGCCAGATTGCAAGGTGAGTACCATATTGATCTGAATATTGTCCCGGACGTATTCCATAAAATGATTAGGGATATTCGAGCAAAGAAACATAGCGAGTATATTCTCCCTGGTGGACGTGGTTCCATGAAATCCTCAACTATATCTTTAATCATACCGGAACTACTGAAGAATAATCCAAACATGCACGCTCTGATTCTGCGAAAAGTCGGAAACACTATCAAAGATTCTGTTTATGCCCAGATGAAATGGGCTATTGATAAATTAAATCTAAATGAGGAATTTACGTGCAAGGTATCTCCTATGGAGATTACGTATAAGCCCACTGGACAGAAGATTTACTTTCGTGGTGCTGACGATCCGCTAAAGATTAAATCTATCAAGCCAGAGTTTGGATATATCGGTATTGTCTGGTTTGAGGAGCTTGACCAGTTCGCCGGACCAGAAGAAATCCGTAATATCCAGCAGTCTGCTATCCGAGGTGGAAATGAAGCATATAAGTTCAAATCGTTCAACCCGCCTAGGAGTAAGAATAACTGGGCGAATGAATATACGACAGAAGCAGAAGAAAAAGATGATAGCGCGCTGGTTGTGCATAGCACATATCTTGATCTTGACATTGAGCAGGAATGGCTCGGAGATATATTCCTTGCAGATGCTGAACATCTAAAAGAAGTAAATCCAGACGCTTATGACAACGAGTATTTAGGACACGCCAACGGAAATGGTGGAAATATCTTTGAATACATCGAAGAAAGAACTATCACGGACGAAGAAATTAGTCACTTTGATAGAATCTATCAAGGTAATGACTGGGGATGGTTCCCGGACCCGTATGGATTTATCAGACTATATTATGATTCTGCCAGAGAAACGATATATTTCATTGACGAAATATATGAGAACAAGAGATCAAACGAATGGACCGCAAAAGAAATTAAACGGCGTGGCTACGATGATTACGCGATCACAAGTGATAGTGCAGAACCTAAGTCAGTAAATGATTACAGAGATTTCGGATTGCCTGCTAGACCAGCAATCAAAGGACCGGGAAGCATCGAATACTCTATGAAGTGGCTGCAAAGAAGAAAGCTTGTGTTTGACCCTGCTAGAACTCCGAACGCAAGGAAAGAGTTTAAGAAGTATGAATACGAGCGAGACAAAGACGGAAATATCATCAGTGGCTATCCGGATAAGGATAATCATCTGATTGACGCGACCAGGTATGCCACAGAGTCAATGTGGACCAGAAGGGGGAACAGTGCATAATGAGTAGAATAGGAACAGAACTACCGAAAGAGTATTCGGACAGATTTGACAAATTACGCCAGAATCGAGTAGAAATCAGCTTTTATAAATATGGCACAGCAGCAGACAACTTTGGAATGAAATTAGTAGATGCACTTGAATCACATGATATGTGCATTAAAAAATATAAAGAAACTGGAAACACAGAATATCTTTGCGATGCAGCAAATTATCTCATGTTTGAATTTATGTATCCACAGATTCCGAATGCATTTTTCAAAGCAACAGATAGCGGAGAGAGTGCCGGAGTTGCCGGAACACCAATAAATCAGCTAAAAGAAAAATGGTGACTAAATGGGACTTATAACAACACTAAAAAGGTGGTTTAACATGATATTCAAAAAACAAGCCGAAGAGGACTTTAATATCCAGGCGGCAGAATTCCCAGAGATGGAAGCGCTAATCAATCGATGTGCGAACATTTACAGGGGAGTACCGGAATGGTTAGATGACAAAAATAACATCAAGACGATTAATTTTGCTAAATCTGTCTGCTCAGAAACAGCACGGCTCGCAACATTGGCGATTGGCATTCTGATAGACGGTTCCGCAAGGGCTACGTGGTTACAGGAGCAGATAGATAAAGTATATTTCCAGATCCGGCACTGGGTAGAATATGGATGTGCTTACGGAACGGTATTTATTAAGCCAAATGGCGAGAGCCTTGATGTGTTTACTCCGGCAGATGTAATGATTGTGAATTACGATAATCAGGAAATCAAAGGGATTATATTCAAGGATTCTTATACTGTTGGTAGAAAATACTATACGAGACTCGAATATCACAGGTTTGTTGAGATAGCAGTGGACGGAGTGACAACTTATCCGTACTATGTTTCAAACAGAGCCTATGTGTCAAAGTCTCCTCAGAGCATCGGCGATAAGATTGACCTTAAACAGACCAAATGGGCTGACCTCATGGCAGATACACCGCCGATTCTTAAGGCGAACGGTGAGAAGCTGGACGGACCTTTGTATGGAGTGCTGCGGACACCACAAGCGAACAATGTAGATATCAGCACACCACTTGGACTTCCGATATTTGCCGAAGCCATTGAAGAGTTAAAAGACCTCGATATTGCATACAGCAGAAACGTCGGAGAGATTTTTGATTCTCAGAAGATTGTTCTGGCAGATGATAGACTGCTGATGCCAAGCGGTGCACCTGTATCAGCCATGTCGCCACAGGGCATGGAGAACAGACGTAATGAGATGAGCTTACCGCATTTTGTCAAGAATGTATTCGGACAAGATGAAAAAGAGTTTTATCAGGAAATAAATCCGATACTCAACACAGATACCCGTATAAGCGGCATAAATGCCCTCCTTGGACAGATTGGATATAAGGTCGGATTCTCTAATGGATATTTTGTATTTAATGAAAAAAGCGGAATACAAACAGCCACAGAGGTAGAAGCAGGGCAACAGAGGTCTGTACAATTTATCAAGGACGTAAGAGACCAATTAGACAAAAGCATAAAACAAGTAGTATATGCGTTGAGCGTATATGCAGATTTATATGGATTGGCCCCAGTCGGTGCATATAAAGTTCAGTGCAACTTTGGCGAAATGGCATATTCTTATGAGAGAGACCGAGACAATTGGTGGAAGTATCGCTTACAGGGTGACTGTCCTCCTTGGATGTATTATGTCAAATTCGAAAATATGACAGAATCCGAAGCGAAAGCAATGGTCAAAGAAGCTCAGCCAGACGAACCAACATTATTCGGAGAGGAGTAAAAAAAGATGGCAGAAACAGTAACGAGAGAAGAAAAGTACCTCGCATATCTGACAGGTGATTATACAGGTGAAATTCCGAAGCCGATCACGAGAAAAGAAAAGTACCTGTATAAACTCTGTGCAGACGGAATCGGAACCAGTAAAGAAGCTATAGCAGAAGCAGTCCAGACATACCTGTCCGATAAGGGCGTTGGGCTTGATATTGACACAGATGGGTATGTGAGTTTGAAAGCAACGGAGGGAAATAATAATGGCTGATACATTCAAGGGAATAATCACAGCAGATGGAAAAAAAAGAACGTTTGCAAGAGAAGGAATTACGCCGGAATACGTATCAGATAAAGCCCTATCCGTAGACGGTGGATTTGCTGATGCGAAAGCAACTGGTGACGCAGTTAAGTCGCTAAAGGAAGATATAGGCGGCTTAAATGACATCATTGTGTCACGTCCAAATATGCTTGATAGCAGATGTGCGATTAAGCAATACGAATATATCAATGGAATAACAGGACAAATTGCTCAAAATCCAAACGGTAGTCAATACTGGGCATTGGAAACATATCTTCCAATCGAGCAAGGAAAAACATATATTTCTAACTGCAAAGTTGGATACTTTTATTTTTATGATAAAGAAAAGAATTTTATTGAAAGGGTTGCTACGCTTGATAAATCATCTGTATGGAAATATTTAACTATAAATGATGCTAGATATACATTCGTAAGAGTTTACTTCGATACATCCGCTCCAAATGAGTTTGGTTCTAAATTCTTTTTTGGTGAATTAGATGAAAATGCCGTTTATACTGATACTCCATCTAGCACAACTGCTGACCTATTAACTAAATATCATTTTGTAACAGATGACATTACGGGGAATGAAACGGATAATTTTTCAGAACTTATTGGACATTTTGAAAAGCAAAATTATTCATGGGTAGATGGATTTATTCAGGCAAGTGGAGAAATGACATCATCAAGTGCTTTTCACAGAAGCGATTTTGTCAAAGTACCTGAAAAAGCAATGCTCTATAAATTAAAAGGTTACTCAATAAGAGCAGATTTGAGTAGTATTGCATTTTATTCAACTAACGACAAAAGTGAGATTATTAGTTGCGTTGTCTTCTCTACAGATGTTGGTGAATTTGTTGGAGTTATTCCACCAAATGCTAAATACTACGCTGTTAGCAAATTAAAAACTAATAATGATTATTCTGTGGAACTGTTTATCAATAAGGAAATCGGTCAGATAATCAATGATAATTCACACGACATTTTGAATATTAAAAATAGCAGAATGCTCACAGACGGACTTGGATTTGTTGCTTTTTCTAAATTTGCAAGTGTTGGCGATAGTCTTTCGGTTGGATACAACACTCACAGTGACGGAACAGCTGTGCCGAAAGACCTTGAGCATTCATGGGGCAAATATGTCGAGAAAAGGACAGGAAGTAAAGCATATTGGACAGGTGTTCATGGTGCAACTTGTAAGTCTTGGTTGACTACATTATCTAAGGAATGGGGCTTGAATTACACAAAGACATTAGGTGAAATGCCTTTATATGTGGTCTGCATGGGAGCAAATGAGGATTCTACGAAACTTGGTACTATTGATGATGTAGGTACTAATACCGATACTCTTTATGCGTATGCGAGCAAGGTCATCACAGAACTTCGTGCAATATCCCCAAAGTGCTTTATAGTCTGCACAGGAATTTCACGAAAACGGGCAAATAAGACTATTAACGCAGTATTCAAAGCTATCTGTGACTTATATGACAAATGCTATTTCATGGATTGTTGGGATGAATTTAACCATGCACCATTTTCAAATTACCATTTTGCAAGTCATTATTCTGCGAATGGTTATGCGATGATGGCACAGTTGTTCGATTACAAACTGAAAGAAATCATGGCAAATCATGTTGAAGATTTTAAGTATATCAATGAGTGTGAAGTCTAAAATTAAAATCTCGACTATCTAAAAAAATTAACGACAAGTACTTTATTAACTAAAGAGGGCTTTAATTAACCATCAAAAAGGACAAAACATGTACCACGACTTTTATCGAAAGAGGTGATATATTATGCTTAGTCCAGAATATTTACGGCAAATTACAGAGGGCAGTGAACAGATAGCCGAAGAACTGCATCAGTATATCATCTCTGAAATCGTGTCTCGGATGATGGCAAGAATCGGCAGAGGTGAGGACTATATTCTGACCAATGCTGATGCGTGGAGAATCAGAACATTACAGGAATCCGGTGAACTGCTAGAGGACATTCTATCGGAATTATCCAAATATACCAAGCGTGAACAGCAGGAGCTTCTTGAAGCGTTTGAAGATGCCGGAATCACCGCAATGGACTATGATGACAAGGTATACAAGGCGGCAGGATTAAGCCCTGTGCCGCTCGAGCAGTCACCGGCTATGATAAGACTCATGGAGCGGAATATGCTTGCGACTATGGGTGAGTGGAAGAACTTCACACGGACAACCGCAAGTGCCGCTCAGAGGCTCTATATCGAGCAATGCGACCTTGCGTATAACCATGTGATGACAGGGGCGGTCGGGTATACGCAAGCCATCAAAGAGGCAGTTAATAACGTTGTGAGCGATGGTATTACCGTCACATATCCATCTGGCAGAAAAGACACAATCGAAACAGCAGTAGCACGTTCTGTCAGAACTGGTGTGGCTCAGGCTACGGGAGACATATCCCTAAGACGCATGGAAGAGATGGACTGGGATTTAGTTCTGGTCAGTGCTCACATGGGAGCCAGAACAGGTGACGGCGGTGAGAATCCGGGAAATCACGCATGGTGGCAAGGAAAGATATACTCTCGTTCTGGCAAGAGCAAGAAATTTCCGCCGTTCTCATTGACCGGATATGGAACGGCAAGTGGACTATCAGGAGTTAACTGTCGGCATAGCTTTGGGGCAAGTGACGGGGAATTTAATCCTTATGCAGAACTATCAGCACAGGATAAAGCCGACAAGGGAAAGCAGTACGAAAAAGAACAGCGGCAACGTGCTTATGAGCGAAGAATCCGCAAAACAAAGCGTGAAGTCCTTGGAATGCAAGCGGCGGTTGATAACTGCAAGGACGAACAGGCAAAATTCGCATTACAGCAAGACCTTGACCGGAAGTCTTATCTTTTACAGAAACAAAATTCTGCATACAAAGATTACTGCAAGCAGAATGACCTGAGAGAACTGCAAGACCGGCTCATGATTGCTAAGTGGAACCGCCAGAACGCCGCAAAAGCCAGAGGAGCGGCAAAGAGATATAAAACAGCAAAGGGGATTGACTGATGGACAGATGGGAATATTACAATCCGAATCCTGTTAAGGATAAAAGAACAGGAGATTGCGTTGTCCGAGCAATATGCAAAGCAACTGGCCTTGACTGGGAAACAGTATTTGCCGGATTAATGATACAGGCATGTGCTCTGTCAGATATGCCATCAGCTAATTATGTCTGGGGAGCGTACCTCTATAAACGTGGGTACAGACGCAAACTAATTGAACAATCAGAACGTTATATCTATACAGTCGATGATTTTTGCACGGACCATCCGACAGGCACGTACATTCTCTGCATAGATGGTCATGTAGTGACGGTACAAGAGGGCAAATATTTCGATACATGGGATAGTGGTAATGAGATCCCAGTATATTACTGGGAAAAGGAGTAACTAAATGAGCATATCAGAATTTGTACAGATTTTTCTTTCTATCTGCGGAGGGGTGTCTATTGTCGGAGGTGCGGCAGCCGTAATCTTTAAATGGATTACCCCGGCATTCCGACTTAATAAGCGAGTAGAGACACTGGAAGAACATGATAGACGAGATTATGAAAGTCTTCGGAGAATCGCAGAACGAGATTCATTAATTCTGGAAGTGTTATCAACCATGCTGGATAGTCAGATTAGTGGGAATAATGTAGAAGAATTAAAAAAAACAAAACAGAAGCTTACAAATTATCTTGCGCAGAATCAACGTTAGCATTAATAAGGGGTATGCTCATGAAATTATATGTGTTCACAAAGAAAGATATAGACAGATTCTTAATAGAGTGTAATTTCACACCGGACGAAGAAAGATTGTTCCGATTGAGATGCAAGGAATATACGCTCGAATACTGCGCTGAACAGATGAATGTGAGTATCTCCACGGCGAAACGATTAAGCCGGAGGGTGAACAATAAAATAATTAAAGTATGCTGATACTTTTCAGATACTTATATGGGTCTTAGACGAACTGTCTAAGGCTCTTTTTTTATGTAAAAATAGTCATAGAAAGTCATAGAATAAGTCATAGAATAAGTCATAGGAGGTGTACGAGATGGCATTATATAACAATCCTTATCAATATAGCTTCGGCGTTCCGGGACAGATGAACCAATTTCAGCAACAGCCTGTCCAGATGCCGGCTCAACCAGTACAGCAACCCCAGCAGAATAACAATGGCATCCTGTGGGTATCTGGCGAAGTTGGCGCAAAATCCTATCTGGTAGCACCCGGGACAAGTGTTTTACTGATGGATAGTGAAAGTGAAAAGTTCTACATAAAATCCACAGACGTTTCCGGTATGCCACAGCCATTACGGACGTTTGAGTACCACGAAATAGGCACTCAGATGCCACCTAAACAGCCTGCTCAGAACATGGACAGTAAATATGTCACCAGACAGGAATATGACGATTTAAAGGGCAAATACGAAGCTATCATAAACCGATTAAATTCTTTTTCTGAACCTGTTAGAGCTAATACCGCACAGGAATCAACAGTCAAAGGAGGAAACGCAGATGAGTAATCCATTATTTAACATGCTTGGTGGTGGGATGCCGCAGGGAAACGGACCAATGCAGATGATACAGCAGTTTATGCAGTTTAAGCAGAATTTTAAGGGAGACCCGAAAGCAGAAGTTGAGAAGATGTTACAGTCTGGGAAGATTTCTCAGCAACAGCTTAATCAGGTTCAGCAGATGGCAGGACAATTTCAGCACATGTTAAAAGGAATGAAATAGTACATTACAATCTGGCCAGATTGATGTAAATACACAATAAAGGAGATTATATTATGGATGGAAATTATAGCTTATCAGATATAGCCGCCGCTACTGGAAACGGTAGAAATAATGACGGCATGTTTGGCGGAGATGGTAGCTGGTGGATTATTGTTTTATTCATTTTTGCTTTCTTCGGATGGGGAAACAACGGCTGGGGCAATAATGGCAATGGCGGCGGATATGCAGCCACAGCAGCTACTCAGGCAGACATTCAGAGAGGATTCGACAATTCAGCGGTAATCAGCAAACTTGATGGAATCAACAGTGGCCTGTGCGATGGCTTTTATGCCATGAACAATGGTATGCTTACCGGATTCAATGGAATCAACACAAACATCATGCAGACCGGCTTCGGAATCCAGCAGGCTATTAATGCCGATACTGTGGCTAATATGCAGAATACTAATGCTTTACAGGCACAGCTTGCGAACTGTTGCTGCGAAACCAGAGAAGCAATTCAGGGCGTAAATTACAATATGGCACAGAACACCTGCGCATTGCAGAACACCATGAACAGCAATACAAGAGACATTATTGACAGCCAGAACGCTGGAACAAGAGCTATTCTTGATTATCTTTGCAATGAAAAGATTTCTAGCCTGCAGGCTGAAAACAATGATCTCAGACGTGCTGCATCTCAGGATCGCCAGAGTGCACTTCTCACAACTGCAATGGCTTCACAGACACAGCAGCTCATTAATGCGATTAATCCAGCACCGATTCCGGCATATCAGGTTCCTAACCCGAACACATATTACGGATGTGGATGCAACACCGGATGTAATTGCTAGCAACTTCATATCGAGAGTATCTTTCGATTGATTTCGGATGTCGGCTTATGCCGTATTACACAGAGGGGCAGGCTGAGACCTGTCCTTTTGTGATATGAAAGGGGTAAAAATTATGGCAGAATTTACAAGTGTAGCTGCTCAGACTGTAGCAGCAAATGGAAACGTAGTATTTTCAAATACAGCAGTTAAGGGTTCTAACTGCATTCAGCACAGAGAGGGAAGCGGAATCATCACTCTAAGAGGACTGACTAACCAGTGTAAAGCGAGATTCTTCGTGGATTTTTCTGGTAATATCGCAATTCCAACAGGCGGTACTGTCGGAGCTATTTCTCTGGCAATTGCAATCTCTGGTGAGCCGGTTCTTTCTTCCCAGATGATTTCCACACCGGCAGCAGTAAATCAGTACAATAATGTGTCCTCTGGCATCTATATTGATGTGCCTCACGGATGCTGCGTTAATATCGCGGTAGAAAACACAAGCGATCAGGCTATTTCTGTTGCGAACGCAAACATTGTCGTAACCAGAGAAGCGTAGGAGGTGTGATTATGAGAGATATTAAAGACTTATGCGCAAGAATCGAAGACGAGCTGTCCAAAATCGCTGACAATGGGCTGACCACTGGAAATCTGGAAATGACATACAAACTGATTGATATGTATAAAGATATCAAGAATACGTATTACTGGGACAAGAAAGTGGAATATTACAACACTGTCCTTGATGAGATGCGTAGCGGCTACAATGACGATTACAGCGAACGTGGAAGAAAGCGTGATAGCATGGGGAGATACAGCGCAAATGGCGGCAGAATGATGCCGGATTATGACCGAGGCAGTTCTTATGCCAGACGTGGTGAGCATTATGTTAGAGGACATTACAGCCGCTCTGACGGACGAGATGCTTATGACGACTATATGACACAGAAACAGAGCTATCGTTCCGGCAAGTCTGAAGACTGCAAAAGAAAGATGCTCGCCGCATTGGAAGAACATCTGGACGAACTTACAACAGAAATGAGTGATATGTCCAAGGATGCAGAGTGCCGGGAAGAACGTGATCTTGTCAAGAGATACGTAGAAAAACTCCGTGATATGCTCTAAAAACACAAAAGTGGTAGAGAGGTAGTTAAAAGAAATCTGTTATAATGTAATTGTGCAGCAGGAAGCACAAGTAAAACGGTTGTTTTTGACATTTTCGTTTTAATCCTCCTTTCTTTAATTTAGTAGCTGGTACGCACGCTTTAACGGAAAGTTGAACAGGTTCGAATCCTGTCGTGCGTATTTGCCATCTGGCACGCAAGATGGCTCACCTCCTTGATTAAGGTTTTTGTTATTCATACTTTTCTTTTAAAAAAGAAATAAATATCCGAAACAACTCGTGGCAGGCATGACACGTTAAACACCTTGCTAACCCGGGAATCCGGGTTATGTGGAATGTACGCTAGTGGAAAACTGACAGAGTCGCACTCTGGTCTCCGGTTCGATTCCGGGCGCTCCGCTTTAATCCGCTTAGAGTTAAGCTGTTTGTATACAGGTGGTCTATGTCTCAGGTGGATTTACGCTATAGCGAAAGAAGTGAAATTCACCCCAGTTTCTTTTTAGAGGGTTGGCCGTTATAGGCGGCATGGAATGTAGCTCAGTGGTAGATCGCACTGTAAATGTGAGGTCGCAGGTTCGATTCCTGCCTTTCCGATTACCTTGCCAGTGGTCTAACTGGCTTAATCCATTTACCTGCGGCGGCAGGTCAATAAACACGACCAGGAGGATGTTATGCAGAAACTTATTGACACTTTAAAATCATTTGGAATTGAAATCCCGGAGGATAAACAGGCAGATGTAAAGAAAGCACTCTCTGAGAATTACAAGAATGCAAAGGAAGTTGCAAAAACTCTGTCAAAAGTCGAGGGAGAACGTGATGACTGGAAAGTACGTGCTGAGACAGCAGAAGAAACCTTAAAAAGTTTTGACGGTATCGACCCGGCAAATATTAAAAGCGAGTTAGAGACTTGGAAACAGAAAGCGGCAGATGCAGAGAAAGAATTCAATGCAAAAATCTACGACCGTGATTTCTCGGATGCTCTGAAAGTGGCACTCGATGACGTTAAGTTTTCCAGCGAAGCGGCAAAGAAATCAGTCATGGCAGACATCAAAGAAGCAGGATTAAAGCTGAAAGACGGCAAAATTCTCGGATTAAATGATCTGATTGAGCAGATGAAACAGTCTGATGCATCCGCTTTTGTGGACGAATCTCAGCAGCAGGCTCAGCAGAACCAGGCAAGATTTACCACTCACGTTGGACAGCAGCAGACACCGGGAAGTATGACCAAAAAAGATATCGAAGCGATCAAAGACCCGTCCGAGAGACAGGCTGCAATTGCTCAGAATATCCAGTTATTCCAGTGATTTTTACACCGACTATACACCAGAGTATAGCCGCTAACCCAATACCTTAACAATTATGGGTAGAAAGGATTTTTTATGCCAGCAAAAACAAATCTTATTATGACTAATGATATCCAGGTAACGGCACGTGAGATTGATTTTGTTACCAGATTCGAAAGAAACTGGGAACACTTGCGTGAGATTCTGGGTATCATGAGACCTATCAAAAAGCAGCCGGGTGCTGTACTCAAGTCCAAATACGCAGAGGGTACTTTACAGAGCGGAAAAGTGGCAGAGGGTGAGGAAATTCCTTACAGCAAATTTACTGTAAAAGAAAAGAACTATGCGGAAATGACCATTGAAAAGTACGCAAAGGCTGTATCTATCGAAGCAATCAAGGATCACGGTTATGAGAACGCCGTTCAGATGACTGATGATGAATTCCTTTTCCAGCTTCAGACTGACGTTACCAGCAGATTTTATGACTATCTGAAAACCGGTACACTTACTTCCACAGAAACAACATTCCAGATGGCTCTGGCAATGGCTAAAGGCCGTGTTGAGAACAAATTTAAGCAGATGCACAGAAACGTGACTGGCGTTGTTGGATTTGTCAACATTTTGGACGTATATGAATATCTCGGAGCAGCTGAGATCACTATTCAGAACCAGTTCGGCTTCCAGTACATGAAAGACTTTATGGGATTCAACACAATCTTTTTACTGTCTGACAGCGAAATCCCGAGAGGACAGGTTATTGCAACACCTGTCGAGAACATCGTTCTGTATTATGTTGACCCGAACGAATCTGACTTCGCAAGAGCAGGGCTTGTATACACCGTATCTGGCGAGACAAACCTGATCGGATTCCACACTCAGGGCAACTACCACACAGCGGTGTCCGAAGCGTTTGCGGTCATGGGACTTACTCTTTTTGCAGAGTACATTGATGCAATCGCAGTAATCACCATTGATGAGACACCAACACTTGGCACTCTGACAGTAACTTCTGTAGCAGGTTCAACAACCGGAAGTACAAAAATCACCGTAAATCCGGCTAAAGAAAATGCCAACAATGCATACAAATACAAAGTTGCAACAGACGCAGTAACTGTTGGATATGGACAGAATCTCAGAAACTGGACTACTTGGGATGGAAAAGCTGATATTAAGGCAGCAACCGAACAGAAGATCACAGTGGTTGAGTGTGATGGAACATATAAAGCACTGAATGCCGGAAGTGCAAGCGTAACAGCGAAATCATAAACGTAGGAGGTAACTGGCATGGCTTATGCAGATTATAAATTCTATACAGAATCATTCGGCAATGTCGTGCCAGAAACCGACTTTCCACGACTGGCAGAAAGAGCCAGTGATTTCGTGGACACAATGACATTTGACAGACTGGTGGATGGACTGCCGGAAAATGAACGCTCACAGAAGCGTATCAAAAAGACAGTCTGTTCATTGGCTGAATTAATGTATCAGATTGAGCTTGCTGAAAAGAATGCAATCAGTCAAGCGTCTGCAAATGTAACCGACATAAATGTCGGGAACATCTCAACAGGCATCGTAACATCTGTATCTTCTGGCAGTGAATCCATCTCTTACGCCACACCACAGCAGATTGGGGCAAGTGCAAAGGAATGGAGTGCGGTGTATGCCGCCGCCGGGGACGTACAGAAAACGAACGACTTACTTCTTAAGACAGCTTTACCGCTTCTGATGGGAGTAAGGACGGATGATGGAATACCAATATTGTATGCAGGAGTATGATAGAAATGATGGAATTAAAACAGACCGTTGAAATGATGAATAGCGCAGATTACAAGGAACGCTTTAAGGCAGAATATATGCAGGTGGTTATTCGATATAAGAAACTTGCGAATATGCTTGAAAAATGGGACAAAGGAGAATTCCCTTTTACTCCTACTTGTCCGAGAAGCACTTACAATATGCAGGTAAGAGCAATGACGGATTATATTGCTGTTCTGGAAGCAAGGGCAGTTATGGAAAAAGTTGATTTGGAGGTATGATTATGGACATTTCAACATTAGGCTCATGTATAGCAATCGTTATGATCTGTTACATCGTAGGAATGGGTTGTAAAGCATCAAAAAGAATATCTGATGAATGGATTCCAGTGATCATGGCGGTTATTGGTGGAATTCTCGGAGCGGTCGGAATGGGAATTATCCCGGATTTCCCGGCAACGGATTATATCACGGCAGTTGCAGTCGGTATGTTTAATGGATTGTCGGCCACCGGTGTAAATCAGGTTATTAAGCAGACAGTGCAGAAAGAATAATTAAGGAGAGGGTATCATGTATTCATCTAAAATTACACTTTTCAACTATTACGAAAGTGCCACAACTGGAGATGCGTACTGGTATCCTCATGTTTTATCCGGCGTTGACCTCATTACAGACAAAGGAGCAATCCTTAAAAAGTACGGACCAGACGCAACAGACAACGTACAGTTACACGTTCGATACACTATCCAGAACGGCGATATAACCATTACTGATAAAGACGGCAAGATTCTTCCATGGGTGCCACATAAGGAATGGAAAAGGCAGATTAACAACGCTCTGGAAGACACTATCACATTCTCAGATGAGTCATTCTTTTGGGAGGGTGAGTGGACTGGTGGAACAGTAACTGACGGTGATTACCGAAATGGATTCTACCAGTACATGAACGAGAACAAAGATAACGTGTTTAAGATTACCAGTGTGGGCGGACCGTATACACTGATTCCACATTTTGAGATTCTGGGTAAGTAATATGAGCAAAATTCATCATTTTAAAGGATTCTCCGTAGTTGACGGAGATATGAAAATAAAGCTGAATATGGATAGATTCTCCAGACAGTACCAGGAAGCCCAGTATCTCCTTGATGGAATGGTTATGGACGGTATGGTTCCGTTTATGCCGATGATTTCGGGAGATTTTATTAATGAGACAAGGGCAAAAAGTTCCTCTATGCAAGGCACAGGCTTTGTTTGTGCGGCGGCGGCGCCATATGGTAGATTTCTTTATATGGGAAAAACAATGGTGGACGAGCTGACTGGAAGCCCTTACGCTCGGCAGTATGCGAAGAAAGTCCTTGTCAGTCGGTTTTCTGGTCAGACAGCCGCAAAGGAGAACCTCGAATACACTAAACAGGCTCATCCACGAGCACAAGCTGAATGGTTTGATGCCGCTAAACGGCAATACGGTGACACATGGATTCGCAAAGTAAAAGCACAGGCAGGAGGCGGTAGACATGGCAGATAAACCTATCGGTAAAGATGTAACCGGATATGAAATTTTGACAGACGCCATGAAGGCACTTCTGAACCAGTATCCGGGACTGTACGAAAATGAAACAATCAAATTTGAAGAACTCGGCAAAGATTCCGGAATTGCGTTCTCAGCAGATAACGGCGCCTTGATCTATTCAGAAAAGGAAGATGTATGTGGTGTAATGCATCAGGTATGCCAGTATCCGTTTTATGTGGTTTACCGTACAGCATCCGACAAAGAACGGCAGAAGTTATCTGTTCAGAAGTTTCTGGACAATCTCGGTAAATGGATATGTCGAGAACCAGTTGTCATAAACGGCGCTGAGACACGCTTATCTGCTTTTCCAGAGCTTTCACAAGGAAGAGTAATAAAACGTATCACTCGTGATAATTCCTACGGTTTAGAGCCACAGGAGAGTGGCGTACAGGACTGGTTATTACCATTATCGGTACGCTACGAAAACACTTATGAAATAATATAACAAGTAACAACCGGCTATCAATTAGAGATAGTTGCTAACCTACACAGCCTTTTAAAAGTTATAGGCAGAAAGGACATTTCTATGGCAGTTACAGGCAAGATTGACCGTAAATATATGGCTCATTACATTGATTCTGGTTCTCTTTGTGGAGGACTGACACCGAAATATGAGCGTCTTGGAAAAGATCTGGAAGAGTATAACGTAGAACTCAATCCGGATACTGAAACATCTAAAAACATTCTCGGAGAATCCACATTTAAGCATAATGGCTACGAAGCTTCTTCTGACGCTGATCCGTTCTATGCAGATACCACATCGGGTCTGTTCGAAAAGCTTCAGCAGATTGTAGACGAACGTCTTAAAGACGATAATTTGAAAACAAGTGCAGTTGAAGTACATCTCTGGAAAGAAGCAACAGCCGGTAAATACGAAGCATACAAGCAGGATTGCCATGTTGTGCCAACATCCTACGGCGGCGATACATCCGGTTATCAGATTCCATTTACAGTGAACTACGTTGGAGAACGTGTCAAAGGAAAATTTGACATTACTTCTGGAGCATTTACAGCTGACAGCGAATAATTTTTTTAGGAGGATATAGAAAATGGCAAAAACAATTAACACAAACATTGATGATGGATTTCTTCTTTTTACATTCACAAACAAACAGGGCGAAGTATTCTCCTCATTCAAACTGAACCCTACCGACATTAACATTGCAGCAAGAGCGGAAGAATTGGAAACTTTCTTTGAACAGGCTCAGGAATCCGTTAAAAATGTTTCTTCTAGTAAAGAAATGGCGGAAGTCAATAAACAGATCGAGGACAAAATCAATTATATGCTCGGATATGAAGCATCTAAGGATTTATTTAAAGAACCAATTACCGCAACAACTGTTTTCGGAAATGGTCAGGTGTTCGCATATATCGTTCTGGACAAAATCAATGAAGTACTCAGTCCGGAAATTGAAAAGAGAAAGAAAAAAATGCAGGAAGCAGTCAATAGGTACACGGAGAAGTATACAAAATGACCGCCTATGAGTTACCCACCTCACTAAATATCAGTGGGGTGGATTTTTCTATCAGGACGGATTTTCGAGTAATTATTGATATTCTCATAGCCATGAACGACCCGGAACTAAATGAACAAGCGAAAGCTGTTGTTATGTTACAGATTCTATTTGAGGATTGGCAAAGCATATCCCCAGAACATCTTACAGAGGCTTGTCAGAAAGCTTGCGAGTTTATTGACTGTGGCCAATTCGATGATAGCCCGAACAAGCCCAAACCTCGTTTGATGGACTGGGAACAGGATGGAGATATGATCGTTCCGGCTGTAAACAAGGTTGCTGGTAAAGAAATCAGATCAGTACCTTATATGCACTGGTGGACGTTCTTTGGATATTTCATGGAGTCTGGCGAGTGCCTTTTTAATACCGTAGTTGGAATTCGTTCAAAAAAAGCAAAGGGCGAAAAGCTCGACAAGTGGGAAAAGAAATTCTATCAGGAAAACAAGAATATTATTGACATAAAAACACGTCTCAGCGATGAGGAGCAAGCTTATAAAGATAAGCTGAATGAGATGTTGAACCTCAAATAGTTAGGAGGTGGACGCATGGCTGCTGATGGCTCAGTCATTATTGATACCAGAATGGACACATCAGGTGTGCAAAACGGCGTATCAGCAATCAGGCAGTCTTTTAACGGACTTGGCAGCGTAGTAAAAAAAATAGGCATACTGATTGGCGGAGCATTCGCAATTGGGAAACTGGCCCAGTTTGGGAAAGAGTGCGTAGAACTTGGTTCTAATCTGACAGAAGTCCAGAACGTGGTTGATGTTACATTTACAACCATGTCTGATAAGGTCAATGAATTTGCAAAGAATGCCATGACCTCTGCCGGACTGTCAGAGACAATGGCAAAAAGGTATGTTGGAACGTTCGGAGCAATGTCTAAGTCGTTCGGATTCTCCGAAGCACAGGCTTACGACATGTCAACGGCTCTAACGCAGCTGACTGGTGATGTAGCATCATTCTATAACATCAGTCAGGACGAGGCGTATACGAAACTAAAGTCTGTATTTACGGGCGAGACGGAAACATTGAAAGATTTAGGCGTTGTCCTTACGCAAAATGCACTTGACCAGTATGCGCTGGCTAATGGCTACGGAAAAACCACATCCGCCATGACCGAACAGGAGAAAGTGGCTCTCCGTCTGGCTTTTGTGCAGAAACAGTTGTCTGCCGCATCTGGTGATTTCATCCGAACATCTGACAACTGGGCGAACCAGGTTCGAGTGATGCAGTTACAGCTGCAATCTCTCAAGGCAACAGTCGGACAGGGGTTAATCAATCTCTTCACTCCTGTTCTGAAAGTTATTAATATCTTGCTTGGTAAGCTGGCGACTCTGGCAAACGCCTTTAAGTCCTTTACGGAGTTAATCACCGGGAAGAAATCATCTGGTCAGACAGGTGTAAGTGGCGCAGGTCTTGCCGGAACAGATGCAATAGCTGATACGGCCGACCAATACGGAAATGCTGCCGACAATGCCGAAAAGCTGGCAGATGCAACAAATGATACAGCGGACGCAACTAAAAAAGCTACTAAAGCGGCAAAAGGGTATCTTAGTCCCCTCGACGAAATAAATAATTACTCAACGGATAAAAGTGCAGATTCATCGTCAAAAGTACCGGGCGCAACCGGTGGACTTGCAGACCAGATGAAAAATGCTGTGCAAAATGTTGATTATGGAAAGGTTGCAGAAGGCGAGACAGTTCTTGATAAAATTAGTGATTCGGCAAAGGAACTTGCAAATTTGTTCAAAAAACTTTGGAAGCCTTTTCAGGACGCATGGAAAAAAGAGGGCAAGAACACCATTGACGCAGCAAACATTGCTTTGTCGGGAATTGCGAAGCTTGCCAAGAGTGTGGGCAGGAGTCTCATGGAAGTCTGGACAAACGGTACAGGTACGACAATGCTTACAACCATGCTAAGGATTGCTCAGAACGTGCTTAAAACTATTGGGAATATTGCATCTGGTTTTGCCGATGCGTGGAATAAGAACAATGTCGGAACGCAGATTATACAGAACATCGCAGATGCTCTTGTGGTGGTTATGCAGTTCATTGAGAGAATTGCCGCAGATACGGCAACGTGGGCGGCAAACTTAGATTTCTATCCGCTGTTAGAATCTATCAGTAATCTGACAAGTGCATTTGCACCAATTCTGGAATCCATTGGAAATGTTCTTGAATGGATTTACAATAACATCGTTCTTCCGATGTTGAAATGGGTTATTGAGGTAGGACTTCCGACAGTGATTAATTTAGTCGCAAAAGTAGCAACTTTTCTTGCTGATCATCAGTCGATTGTTGAAGCGTTCGGCGCAGCCCTAATCGGAGCGTTCGCGGCAGCAAAGATTGCAGAATTAGCATCGGGAGTTATTAAAAGTGCATCTGGAATAGCTACAGCTGTAAAAGGACTTATCGCGTTAATGACTGGCGCTGGCGGGATCATGGGTGGAATCAAGGCCATTGCGACAGCAATCGGTACTGGCGGGATTTTCGCGATCGCAGTCGGTGCTGCTATAGCAATCGGAGTTTTGCTGTACAAAAACTGGGATGAAATATGCGCGGCAGCAACAAAATTAAAAGACTGGGTTGTTGAAAAGACTCGTGAATTGTCAGAATCAGCAACACGTACATTAAGCAATTTGAAAGAAAAGATAGCTAATGTTTGGAATATTATTAAAACATCAACATCTACTACTTGGAACGCAATCAAAAAGACACTTTCTGGCCTTTGGAACTCTCTTAAATCCACAGCCAGCACAGTATTTAATGCAATTAAAACTAAAGTCGTAGGCGTATGGGACAGCGTAAAGAACAAGACATCAAAAACATGGGAAAACGTAGCTACGTTCGTGTCTAATAAAGTAGAAGCGATAAAAAATGCTATCACTAATAAGTTTAATGCCGCCAGAGATGCAGTCAGATCTGCATTTGAAGGTATTGTTAATTTCATTAAAGCTCCGATTAATCAGGCAATCAGCATTGTTAATAATGCAGTTGGGATGATTAATAATGCAATTGGTGGAATTGAATCTGCATTTTCCTTTGGGCCTTGGACTGTTCCAACACCGTTTGGCTCAAAGACTATTGGATTTCATGCAACATTTCCACGTATCGGAACTATCCCATATCTGGCCAGTGGTGCAGTTATTCCACCAAGGTCAGAATTCCTTGCGGTATTAGGCGATCAGAAGAAAGGCAATAACCTGGAAGCACCGGAAAGTCTGTTGCGTCAGATTGTTCGGGAAGAGTCTGGGAAAGGACAGGGAGACGGAAATACCTACAATGTTACAGTCAATGCATCTGGCAGAAAACTGTTAGATATTATTATTAGTGAAGCTGAAATGAGAAGAAACCGGAACGGGAAGAACCCATTTGAGTTAGCATAAGGAGAAGAATATGGCGCAGGAACAATTCAAGATAGACAACGTTGTTATAAGAGCACCGGACAGCTACAAGCCGGTGTTCGCAACCACTTCTACGGAAGATTCTAAAAGAAGTCAGGATTTGATTATGCACAATACACCAATGGGAACAATTGGTGGGTATGACATGCAATGGGGCGAGCTTACATGGGCTGAAATAGCAACCATACTAAATACTGTACTTAACAAGAGCCAATTTACATTCCACCACAAAGACCCAACTGTTCCGGGAAGATGGATAGACAGAACATTCTACGCATCAAATTTTAATATGGCTGCGCAAACTTTGAAAGACGGGGAAGAAAAGTGGACGGATTTGTCTATTAATGTAAGGAGGATTGAGCCGATTTGATAAATGTATCTACTCAGTTGAAGAAAGAATCTCTTACAAACAGAAATTATTACGTGACAGCAAATGTTACATTGTCAAATGGCGCAACTCTTAAGCTAGGCAAAAAAGACTTTTATCTGTCTGGAAATAGTCTCGTAGATTCAGCAGACTCTGGGGACTTCCCGGTGGGTGTAGCAATAGAAAAAACGGCAAGTTTATCATTGGTAAATGATGACGGGCGCTTTGACGGATATAATTTTAACGCCGCAAGGTTTGCTATCTTTCTCAATGTGCAGTTATCCGACAGGATAGAAGCTATAAAGAGAGGTACTTACATTGTGTCGAAAAAGCCTGCAACGGCGAGCGAAATAAGTCTTTCTCTCTTAGATAAAATGCACAATGCTGATAAGACATATGATTCTAACCTGTCTTTTCCTTGTACAGTCAAGGAACTGCTCTCAGAATGCTGCCAGCAATGTGGAATCACTCTTGGAGATGCAGTGTTTCCAAATGCGGATTTTCAGATTCAGAAAGCGCCATCTAATGCGACATACCGTACAATAATCGGAATGTGTGCCGGGATAGCCGGTGGAAATGCAAGAATCGACGAAAATGACTTACTCAGGATTATTACGTTTGATAAGACATTTACCAATACGACTATTTACGATGGTGGAGCAGTAAAGAACTGGACAAATGGTGATGATCTGGATGGCGGCACGCTTAATCCATGGACAATGGGGACTGTGATTGATGGTGGTACGTTAAGCAATAACGATTATCACGCGTTATTTTCAATTCAGAATCTACAATATGACGTAGACGATGTTATTGTAACAGGTGTCAAATATGTAGAAGATGAGACCGAATATATGTCAGGCCAGGACGGCTATGTGATTACTATTGACAATCAGCTATTGTCGGGCAATGCACAGGCAGGAGTCGAAGCTATTGGAAATCAATTAATCGGTTTGCGAATGCGTCCTTTCTCATGTGACGGAATTGCCAACGGATACGCCACTTTCGGCGATCCAGTCGAATTTATTGACACAAAGAATCGTGTTTTTAGATCATTTGTAACTAATGTAGAATTTGTGTTCGGTGGTTCAACATCATGGGGTTGCAGCGCAAAGAGTGCCGAAGAAGATGTAAGTGAGTTTGTTGGTGGTCAGCAAGCGGCCGTAGAACAGTCAAAAAAAGATATAGAGAAGAAACTATCTGCCTATGACGTAAAGCTCAAACAGATGAATGAACTTGCAGCGAACACGCTGGGTTTTTTCTATACAGAGGAAGCACAAGAAGATGGTTCCGTAATTACGTACCGGCATGATAAGCCTACACTTGCTGATTCTAAAGTAATTTATAAGACAGGTGTCGATGGATTCTTTTTGTCAGTAGATGGGGGTCAGACATGGAAAGCCGGGTTTGACAGTAATGGAGATGCTGTTCTGAATATTCTTTATGCTATTGGCATCCAATCAGAATGGATTAACACAAGAGGTTTTACAGCAAAAGATAATAACGGGAATACGACATTAAAAATAGATGCCGACACAGGTGCTGTCACATTAGAGGTCGAAAACTTTACGCTAAAAAGTAGAACTATTGAACAGATCGCCAAGGATGTTGTGGATGGGGCAGTTCAAAATAATGTGACTATCCCGAACTATTATGGCACGTATGTACCAACATTGCAGAACTATCCGGCATCTGAGTGGAAAAGTGAAGAATATAAAAAACATGACGGCTCGATTTTCATGAACTTTTCTACGAGCCGGGTATATATGTTTTCTGGGACTGATGGCACTTGGCAGGAACTGGACGCTGAAAAAATTGTCAATTTTGAAAGAGTTTTTAACGCTTTAACGGATAACGGTAAGCAAGAGGGAATTTATATGCAGAACGGACATCTGTATATAAACGCTTCTTATATTAAATCAGGTCAGATTTCAGCTGATTTGATTAATCTGAAAAACATTAATGTTACAAACAGTTCTGGAACATCAACATTTGCGATTGATAACTACGGAAATGTTACACTCAGGCCTAATACATTTGTGTTAACAAACGGCGATACAATATATAGCATTGCTGAAAATAAAGCTTCGGCAGCGTTATCGAATGCGAATCGCTATACAGACAATGCACTCAGTGATCTCGACATAGGGAAAATGTCTAAACAAGAGATTATTGATGTGCTAAGCGATAACAGCAGTAATAAAGGTCTGTATCTATCAAATGGCAATGTGTACATGAATGCCGATTATATTAACACAGGTGAATTAGCAGGATGGGAAGTTGGACATAAAAAGCTTTCAGCAAGTGGCACGTATGGAGAAGTAATACTAGACGCTTCATCTGGAGAGATTTATTCTGAGACGAATACAGGAGTATATGTGCCGGGGTACGGGACGTTGTATGGAACGCGAATTAGAGGAATCAATCTTTATACAGGAACTGTACATGCAAGCTCAGCCTCGTTTAATAAAAGCGTTTCGGCAGACAGCGTTTCGGCATCAAAAAAAGTTACAGCAGGTACACATATAGAAGCCAGTGGCCATTTCTATAGCATCGGAACGGGAACAGACCTTGCAGATTTAAGTGTCCGAGGAACAAAGAAAAGAATCCTTCCAACAAAAAACTATGGTACGCAGGCATTTTATTGTTATGAAATGGCATCCCCCATGTTTGGAGACATCGGAGAAGCATCCATATCAGAAGACGGCACATGTCTGATAGACATAGATGACATATTCCAAGAATCTACTAATGTAAGGATTGAATATTATGTGTTCTTGCAAAAGGAAGGAGATGGAGATTGTTGGGTAGACCAAAAAGAACAGACATATTTCACTGTAAAAGGTACTCCGGGGCTTAAATTTGCATTTGAAGTCAAAGCGCGTCAAGCTGACTATGAACACATGCGTTTTGCTGATGCAAGTGAAACAGCTTACGATAGGGCAATAGACACAGACATGCCAGAGCCAGACTACAGTAAAAGCCTTGAAATATCAGAACCCGATTACGAAAAAGAGCTTCTTAATAACAGGAAAAAAATTATTGACGAAATGGAGGAAATATCATGAAAAAAATTCTTACAAGTTTTATGAATCTCAGCACTGGAGAAGGAAGTCGCATTGCTTACACCTATTCAGAAGTAGACGAAAGCACAGGAAGTATCATCAGTCAGAATAATAAAGGTAATTTCCTTGTAATGGATGACAATGTACAGAAAAATCTTGATTCCGTAAAGGATTACATAAAAAATAATTTCCTTTCATAAGGAGGTAAGTCTAATATGGCTGATACATATACTATACAATTCCGGCGCGGCATGTACACTGATTTTGACACGTCAAAAATTCGCCCGGGGGAACCTGTTGCAATCCTTGGTAATGACCCGTCCGTTCCATCCGGTAAAGCCTTATACATTGCGTTTGCAGCTAATGATGTAAGACGGTTGTGTTCCATTGAGGATATTTCAGAGATGGTTAATGCCGGAGAATTTGTTGGTCCACAAGGACCCAAAGGTGAAAAAGGAGAGCGAGGAGAAAAAGGCGCAGAGGGTCCTACTGGTCCACAGGGTCCAAAAGGTGAAAAAGGAGATAAAGGTGACCCGGGAGAAAAGGGCGTGGATGGCACCGTAGCATTTGAATCGCTGACACCTGAGCAGAAAGAATCGCTAAGGGGCATCTCTATCACGGCGGTTAGTATCGACACAAATGGAAATTTGACAATAACATTTTCAGATGGCGATAGTGAAAATGTTGGAAATATTATAGGGCCTCAAGGGCCGCAGGGTCCAAAAGGTGATAAAGGAGATGTCGGACCAGTGGGTCCGCAGGGTCCACGAGGAGAAAAAGGTGAGCAAGGAAATGATGGAACATCTCTTAATATCCTTGGCACAAAAGAATCTGAGGCAGACCTCCCCCTGAGTGCAGAGAAGAACGACGCGTATTTAATAAATGGAGAAATGTGGGTTTTTGACGGCACGAATTGGAACAATGCTGGCAAGATTCAAGGGCCGCAAGGTCCACAGGGACCAGTTGGTCCGCAAGGGCCAAAGGGTGACCCAGGGCCGCAGGGCATAAAAGGAGACCCAGGAGAAAAAGGAGAGCAAGGAGCGCAGGGTCTAAAAGGCGATACTGGGCCGCAAGGTGAACAAGGCCCAGTTGGCCCAAAAGGTGAGCAGGGAGATACTGGCGCGCGAGGAATCACATTTACTCCTGTTGTAGACAGCAAAGGAAATATAAGCTGGAGTAATGACGGAGGACTTGAAAACCCCCAGACAGTAAATATTACCGGGCCGAAAGGTGATACAGGCGCAAAAGGAGATGTTGGACCACAAGGAGAAAAGGGAGAGACTGGAGATGCCGGGCCTAAAGGAGACAAGGGCACTACATTCGTGCCAGACGTAGACACCGACGGAAATTTGAGCTGGAGTAATGCTGATGGAGTTGCCAATCCTGAAACAGTAAACATCAAAGGTCCTAAGGGAGACAAAGGAAGTGATGCGACTGTCCCGATTGCTACAACCGAAACTCTTGGTAAGGTCAAACCTGATGGCAAGACAACATTCATAGATGCAGACGGAACACTCCACGCAAAAGGCGGTGGCACAACCGTCACTCCCAAACCCGTAAACAATCCAAGTATTGAGAACGCAAACGCATCTGTCACGATCAAGTGGCAAGACCCTGAAAACACAGTAATCAATGGTTCAACATTCTCTACATGGGCTGGTACAAAACTTGTAATGAAAAAAACAGGTTATCCTGCAAACCCAGATGACGGAACGCTTGTGGTTGATAATACAGTTCGTGACAAATACAAAACCGCAGGATATACAGTCACAGGGCTGACAAATGGCAAGAAATATTACTTCGCACTGTTCCCATATTCTACCGATGGCGTATACAACTACGATGCAGGAAACAGACTCCTCGGAGAGCCAGAGGATTTAAAGATTGTCGCATTTGCTGATGGAACAGATGCGGAAATTGAAAAGATGATTGAAGCACATTACGCAGGTAAAATCAACATTGGTGATTATTGGGCGGTTGGTGACAAGAGAACAATCCATCACAACGCAATGGCTGCAACGGGCGTAAGTGAGTCGCACAAAGCGAATGATTACATTTATGTAATTATCGGAATCGAACATGATGATTTAGTGACTGCTATCAATGGCAAGACCAAAGCTGCTATTACAATTCAGACAGAACGTATGCTGTATTTAGACACTACGACAGAATATAATAGTTCTTATGATACATCACATGAATGTGGTTATATGAACAGTTCAAACACGAATAGCGGTGGTTGGGGGTACTGCGATAGGCGTACATGGTGCAATAATGTGTACAAGAAATGTTTACCTACTTATATTCAGAATATGATGAAACAAGTTAGAAAACTGACTTCGGAAGGTAGCCAAAGTAACACAATTAAAACATCTAACGACTATGCGTTTTTACCTTCTGAAATTGAGATTTTTGGCAGTACAACGCATTCTTTTGCAGGAGAAGGAAAACAGTATCAATATTTCAAGAATGCGACTGCAAACAGATATAAGAAACCACGTTATAGTAGTGCCTATGTATCTGGCCAGTATTGGACACGTTCGCCTTACTCTAGCGGCAGCGATTCCTTCTGTGGTGTGGGCAGAGGCGGGAGTGCGAACGCCGACAGTGCCAGTAACACTGGTGGCATTGACCCTTGCTTATGTATCTAAAATCCTAGCAAATTAACGAATTATTTATAGCCGAATGGCTAAGAACAGGAGGTGCATATGGATAAAAAAGAAATTACAAATATCTACAAAGCAATTAACAGAGTTTCAAACAGACTGAATGACATGTCTGAAAAGTTGGATTTTGTCATGCAGATGCTTAATGCGGAATCTAATCGTAAAATTCTAATTAATGGTGATGGCATTGACGGTCTGGCTGAACTTGTATCAACGCATGATTCGGCACTTGACGAACTTGCTACATTAGTTGCAACAATCGGAGGTAAGAATAATGGTTAAATTTTTCGAAGAACGAGTAATCAATGGGCTGAAAAAATGGACAGATGTTCCTGAGCTGTGGGATAAGAAGGTAATTGAAAGACTTCAAAAGGATGGCTATGTATTGAATGAGGACGGGACAGTAACAGAATCAAAACCAGGAATAGTGAAATAAAATACGTGCAAGGGAGAAAATATGGAAATTAAAGGAATTGACGTATCATCTTATCAGAGTAAGCCAGACTGGGCGAAAGTATCGAATTCTGAAATTAAGTTTGCAATATTGAGAATCCATCAAAAATCTGGAACCGATTCCTCTTTTGAGCATAACTACAAAGGATGCAAGTCAAATGGAATCCTTGTCGGCGGATATAAATACAGTTATGCTCTGACACCGGCACAGGCAATTGATGAAGCTGAGAGCGTAATTTCTGTTCTTGGCGGACGCGGAATGGACTTTCCAATCTTCTACGACCTTGAATGGAGTCAGCAGAGAAACCTTGGAAAACAGGCGATTGAGAATATTGCAGTAGCATTTCTGACCAGAATCAAAAAAGCCGGTTATAAGGTCGGTATCTACTGCAATCTTGATTGGTATAATAACGTTCTGTCAGACACCCTGAAAAAGTACGATTGCTGGATTGCTCGTTATCCGGCTAGTGATAATGGCTCTGTACAGGAAAGATTGCGTCCATCTGTTGGTGTAGGCTGGCAGTATTCCAGTAGAGGAAAAGTATCCGGCATTAGTGGTAACGTTGACATGGATGCATTCTATAAGGATTACAAAGAGGAGGTTTCTGCAATGGATAAAGCTATTGAAAAAGTGATTCTCATTGCAAAAAATGAGATTGGATACCTTGAAAAGAAGAATAATAGTCAGCTCGACAGTAAGACTGCAAACGCCGGTTCGAACAACTATACGAAGTACTGGCGAGACATTAAGCCATCATATCAAGGGCAGCCTTGGTGCGCAGCATTCGTGAGTTGGTGTTTTATGGAAGCATTCGGACAAGAGAAGGCAAAGAAACTGCTGAAGCACTGGCCTTATGTTTACTGCCCAACACTCGGCAATCTGTTTACAAGGAACGCTAATCCAAAGATCGGTGATATTGTAATTTTTTATCATAATGGAACTTTCACCCATACTGGCATCGTAACGGCCGTAATCGGAGACAGGTTCTATACCATCGAGGGGAATACTTCTGGTGCATCTGGAATTATTGCAAATGGTGGCGGTGTCTGCGCAAAGAGTTATCTTAACAGTCAGATGCCCGGAACTAAGTTCTGTACACCTGATTATAGTATTGTATCCGATGCATCCGCACCCGTAAAACCTGAGAATACATCATCTAATACTGCACAGACAGGAGAGGAATATATGTTTGAACCAAAAACTGTAAAAGCAGGAGACAAAAATACATCCGTGCTTCTCTTACAGGAAATATTAAGAGCCAGAGGCTTTAAAGGCAAAAACGGCAAAGCCCTGAAACTTACATGGACAGCAGATGCAAACACGATTTACGCTCTGAAAGCTTATCAGGAATTCAGAAAAGAAGTTCTGGAAGTGGATGGAATCTGTGGACCCGCCACATGGAAAGATTTGATTGCCATATAAAAACATCCCGGGGTTAATTCCCCGGGAACTTTATTTATAAACATATTTAGTATCATTCCGGAAATTTTAGACTGTTATCGTTAGTCACACGTTAGTCACAAATAAAAATATTGTTTCCTAATATAATAGTGGCAAAAACACTGTATTTACAGGCATTTGCGCATTCTTCTAAATTCCATTTGTTAGTCACAATCAATAAAATTAGAATAATGAAAATGAAATGTGGGAAATCCTTGCAAAATCGCTGAAAACGTTGATTTTAATAGGGTTTCCGGCATTTCGATAATGATATTTCGGTTATTTTAGAAAGATTAAAATGGGTTCCGTTAGTCACAGTTAGTCACAAATGGAACTTTTATCTTTTCTATTTCTGTCCGGAGTTCTTCCAGTGTTCTGTGGCCGTACACAGCGTTTGTAACATCTCCACCAAAAGAGTGGCCGAGCATTCGTTTTCGGTCATTCTCCCGGACACCGTATTTTTCGCACAGTGCGGAAAAGGTGTGTCGGCAGTCGTGCGGCGTGTGCTTCGGATCACCGACTATTCCTAAACGTTCCAGTGTAGGATAGAACAACGCTTTTCTGTGATGCTGCTGAGTATACACGCATAATTTTCCATCTTGTGTCAGCACTTTCTGTTCGACAAAACGGTATATAGCGGGATGTATCGGAACAATTCTGTTTTTACCGGCTTTTGTTTTGATGCCGCCTTGAAAGTATCCTTCTTCTAAGTTGGTTGTAAGTTTTAGCACTTCCCCGATTCTCCAGCCGGAGTAACACATAATAAGAATGAGCTGAACTTCTTGATCGTCGGTATTATTCCACAGCACTTGCATTTCCTGATCAGAAAAGGGCGTTCCATGTTCGGTGTCATTATCAGCATTGACATGGACATATAACGCCTTATTTTCCGTTACGATTTCTGAGTAAACAGCATATTTATACATCTGCTTGAACAGCGTAAGAATCGCCATAAGACTCTGACGCTTTAACGGGCAGTCATCAATTACCTTTTGTAGATCAGGCGCTTTTAAATCCTCGAATACACGATTATACAGAGCCGTGCAGTTTGAGTAAGCGGTCTGGTAAGCTATCTTTGAACTATAAGAAAGTTTTGAACCCTCTGGAAACTTCCATGCGTAAAACTTCTTATATACCTCTGAAAACGTCAATTTCTTGATTTCCGGGTGTTTATCCTCGACGCCCTTGATTGTATTGTAGTCGGCAATCAAGCGGCTTATAAGAGTATCTATGTCAGTTGTAGGGGACACCTCAAGAGTCCGTTCCATGCCTGGTTGATACGTGCCGGCTTTGTAAGCTGTCAGGACAGTAAAGCCTTTTATCCAGTCATCCACGTAGCAGATCGCCGGCGGACGTTTTAGCTTGCCAGTATCGTCCGGTGTAGCTGGTGGATGCACTGCGAAACAGTTTCTCCGGTTCTTGCCAAGGTACCGGATAGAGCCGAAGTTATTTGGCAACTTTGGATATTTCTTTCTTTTCTTCGCCATTTTTATTCCTCTTTTCTTTATGTAGCTGCTTTAGGTATAAAAATAACAGCCGAACAAATTTTCTGGGTTGTTCGACTGCTCCGAAGATGATACAATATGTTTGCCAGAATATTACATTTCTTCGGAGATGTATAAACGCCGTCCCGGTACGCCAATGCCGGGGCGGTTTTTATTTTATTCTATTTCTTCAATATCAAGAGAATATCCAAGAACTTCTCCAACGTCTGTGCATTTTCCTTTTAAAGTAACGGTGTCGCCCTTTGACATAGATGCTATTTTAGATTTTTGATCGTCGCTCTTGATGTAACACTGGACTCCAATAATCTCAAAATCTCCATCAGCCATAAGGTCAATATATTTTCCGGCTGCATCAATGTTACTGAGCTTTCCGGTGATCTCAAGATGTTTGCCTTTGTATTTATCAGATGCACCCATTGCATTACTGTCAAGATCAGACATCATATCATTGACTGATACGGCTGTATATTCAATTGGTGTAGGTGTATCAACTTCTTTTGTAGATTCCGTCTTTGCAGATGTGCTGGAAGTGGATGTAGTACCTGAATCCGAATTTCCGCCAACGGCACCGATAACACCAACGGCGACAACCGCTAAAACTACCCATTTAAGTTTTCCACCTTTTTTCTTGCTCATAGAATTGCTCCTCCTAATAGCTTTATTCGCCACGCTTCGCACTTTTTATGCGGATTATGTATTTTGTACCGCTGATTTTGCAACATTATGTAAAGTACGGTTATATGTGGTATTTTTATTTTATCATTTTAAGAGCATATTGTAAAGATTTAGAACGAAATAGAGTGATTTAGATGAAAAAGAAATGTTTTTTTCTATAAAATAGTGAGAGTTCATGTATATCATTGGCAGTTGCCAAGAGTCGGAATAGATGGTATAATAGCAAAAACGAACTAATGTTCGGTTCTATTTCCCACAGCCGAACATATACTGTAGTGTAGGTGGTAGTTATGACAGGGAGGGTTATTATGGATTATAAGAAAGAGATTATTGAGATGATACAGAAAATACATAGTGAATCAATGATAAAATTTATTTACGGGTGTGTAAAAAGGGCTTATAAGGAAGAAAGGGCAGGAAAATGATTCCTACCCTTGTGTTTTAGAAAATAAACTTCTCAAAAAAATCACATAACAAATCTTTTTTATCGGGCGGCAGGTTATCGTATTCAAGAATTATTCTTTTGAAACGAGGGTCTGACTGCTCGATTTTTGTAACTACATCTCCAAATTCAATATCAGGGTCTTGATTCTCTTTTAAATCTGTCAAATCTGACATTCTTATTCGGAAATAATCGGCTAAGGCTCTAATCTTTCCGGTTCCCGGCATCGAATTGCCTTTGCACCACATATTAAATGTAGATGCGTTTGTTCCAATGGCTTCAGCGATTTCCTTTTGCTGTTTCCCACTTCTTGAAATGTACTTATTAAGATTATTCGAGAAGATCTTTTTCTGCTCTTCAGTTGTCATGGTCGTCATGATTCTTTTCCTCCTTACATTTTGTATTGTACATCATATTTATAAAAAATTCAATAGTTAATTCAATTATTTTGAATTTTGGTGTTGACAATTCAATACAGTTGAATTATAATAAGCTCAGAAGTTAAGAAAGGAGATGAGCAAATGCCAAAAATTTCATTAGAAGCTGTTCGAGTAAACGCAGGATGCAATCAGAAAGAATGGGCTGAAATATTCGGTATTTCCAATGCAACTGTAGTTAATTGGGAAAAAGGAAAAACAGAGCCGACATTATCACAGCTCAGAAAAATGAGTGAGCTTTCTGGAATTCCTATGGACTTTATTTTTGTGCCAAATAACTTCAATTAAATTGAATTAGAAAGGAGCATAAATGGACGCATTACAATTTAATAAAGCCGTCAGTCAGCACTGCAAAGAATCTGGTGGAGACTGTTGCAAATGTGACCTTCGGCTTTACTGTTACCTATCGCCAAGTGAGCGACCAGATGAGTTAGTGAGCCTGGTTATTGATTTTTTGCATAACCACATTGAAAACCATGGTCATTATACCCATCACAGCGCGGCTTCATTTCCGTGTATTGATGATATGGACATGAGCACCGCAGTAGGTGGCGACCGCTATCAGAAACCTCATACTCTTCATAAACAGTCACGTGTTTGTGAATCTTGTGGCAATGATACAGTCGTGTAATTGTTTCAACCATATAATTCCCCTTTCGTTATACTCAGCATGTCGGTGCCTGTAAATGCATTATAGGTAGAGGGGAAAGGAAATACAATAGGTTGATGGGAAGACGAAAGATTTTTCTAAAAAAATAAGAAAGGAGTATGAAATGAGCGAGGTTGATACTTACATCAAAGAAAATGCAGAAGTCCATCAGTTCGCTGCAGAGGTTGCGAGAATCATATCAGGCATTCCACAGATGCCGGAATTCTCGTCAGAAATTCTGACCGTAGCCGACGCGAGCCAATTGATCGGACTTCCTGTAACAGCAATCCGGGCAGGGATTGTGTACGGATGGTTGCCAATTGGAGTGGCTGTGCAGAATAACAAGCCAGCAAAAAGCCTTTCCGGTGGACGAATTACATACATCATAAGCCCTAGGAAAGTTTATGAAGTAACTGGTCATGTCTGGAAAGGCAAAGCTGCTCTTAATAAGTAGGTGCTCCGGAGGGAGCTGGAACCTCCACCCCGGAGCTTGCATCTACTAAATCGCGCTTAGTAGATACAGGTTAATTATAAGCCTCTATCTGCTAATTGTAAAGACAAATAAGAAAAAATAAGGAGAAATTAGCACGATATGAGTGAAATTAAAAGCGAAAGCCAGCCAACATGGGCTGACATCGAAGTAGCACTTGCGACTGAAATTGTCGAAGAAAGTAAGAAAAAGTCAAGAAAGTGGTTTACCGCATGGATTGTAACAGCCGCCGCACTGGTAGCGAGCAACCTTGCGTGGATTGCAGGAGAAATGAAATAAAATGAAAGAGTATATGCTAATTGCTGTTTGTATGCTTGCCGGGAAATATGTAGATATACCTATTTGGCTGAACATCTTTTTCGGTATCTCGGCAGCATGGGCGGTGCGCCAGATGAAAACAGACTGGCAGTAGGAAATAAGGAGGATAAAGAAATGTTCGAGAAAGAAATTGACGAAATTTATGGACTCTGTAAAAGAGTTGTGAATGAAGTTCCGACAGCAAGTGTTACATTCGAATTTTCAGGCTACGGTTTGGAAGTAAGAGGGGTTAAAAGGAAGGAAGATGTTCTCCTCCCCAAAGGCAAATTTAAATGGGATTTATATCAGAATGTATCTTTTAATCCATTTTCCGAGAAAGAAAGCCGTGAAAAGCTTAATAAAATCAAAGCATTCTTGCTGGAACTTCTGATAGATGGGAGGTGCCCGTTAGATGTTGAACCAAATGGAGCTGAAGCTCCTGCCGACAATGGAACTGATAACGACAGTAAATGAGCTTCTGTCAGAGCTGAATAAGCGAAAGCAGTACATTATCGACTGGGAGAACCCGGACATGTATCTGAATCATCTTGAATATCATAGTGCCAGTGGGTTGCTTCCGGGAGGCGGTATTAACCCTGCAAGGGGAGATGGTTCTGACAATGTTTACTGTTTTTTTAGCGAGGTGGAGAAAGATGCAGGAGAGGATTAATGAAATTCTTAATTTGATAGACGGGCAGCTTTCTATTGTCCCAGATAACCCTATTGAAGAATCATACAAGGCAAGAACATTGGCGAGCTACGTACAGGCCTTAAATGGGCTTTTAACGGCTCAGAAATCGTATAAGGAGGAAACGAATGAGCGAATTTGAAATCCGTATTCCGGCAAGAAAGAAACAACTGGTAACTGGGAAAGACAATCAGGTTGTAAAGGTTTCATCAGACGCATACAACGCACTGGTTGAAATCTATAACGAATCAACCTTATCAATGAAAGATATTGCAAGTTTGCTGATTATTGAGGGCAGTAAACATGTGGTTTATGACAAGGAGGAATGACTTATCGCAACACCCGTATTAATTATAGGAAAATCTGGTTCTGGCAAAAGTACCAGTCTCAGAAACTGTCAAAACAAAAACTGGAACCTTATCAGAGTATTAAATAAGCCGCTTCCGTTTAAAGGTAAGATTGACGGATGGTTTACAGATGATTACCAGCAGGTAATGAAGTGCCTGATCGCATCAAAAGCGGAGTCAATTGTGATTGATGATGCTGGATATCTTATCACCAACCACTTTATGAGAGGACACGCTTCTGCTGGAAAAGGTAATGCAGTATTTTCACTTTACAATGACATTGGTGATTATTTCTGGAATCTAATTCAGTTCATTGTGACAAAAGTTCCTGAAAATAAAGTCGTATATCTTATGATGCACGAAGATAAGGATGATTCTGGAGATGTAAAGCCAAAGACAATAGGAAAACTTTTGGATGAAAAAGTTTGCGTGGAGGGCATGTTTACGATAGTTCTCCGTTGCATTGAAGAAAGTGGAAAGCATTTATTTGTCACTCAGGCAAGTCAGGGAGCTGTTAGCAAATCACCGATTGGTATGTTTGATTCACTTACCATAGACAATGATCTGGCAGCAGTAGACAAGATTATTAGAGATTATTACGAATTAGGAGGAGCAGACAATGCAGAAACCAAATAGCTATGATACAACACAGGCAGCAGGAGAATTTGAACCAATTAAGCTTGGTGGTCACAAAATGGTTATTAAGCAGGTGTCCGAACGTCAGTCCCAGGGCGGACTGAATATGATCGTTGTTCTGTTTGATTTCGCAGATGGAGACGAGCAGGCAGGTTATTTTATGAAGCAGTTTGAGAATGATATTCGCCCAGACAAGAAATACCCGAATGCCGGAACTAACTACATGGTTATTGACGAGAGTGTAGATTATGGTGTTCGCAATCTCAAAACATTCATTACATGTGTAGAAAAGTCAAATCCGGGATTTACTGTTAAGTGGGGCGATAACTTCGGACAGCAGTTCAAAGGCAAGCTGATCGGCGGTGTCTTTCGACTTGAAAAAGACTGGTACGACAATAAAGAAGTGAAACGCCACAAGCTTGCATGGTTCCGCAGTGTGGAAGGAATCAAAGATGCAGATATTCCAGAAGAGCGTACAACAAAAGCGTATGACGATCATCTAAAAGAAGAAGCTATCATGGGGGCAAATCCGGCAGGAACTGATTTTATGAGTATTCCGGATAGTGTACAGGAAGAGCTTCCATTCAATTAAAAGGATGTGTTTTTAATGGTTATACAGACAGACACAAGAGAACATAAAAAGGAATGGGAACGGATTCAAAAGCAGTTTGACAGTCTTGGAGTACAGTATTTCCGATCGAAGTTATACTGCGGAGATTATCAGTCGTTGGACAATGCAAAGCTCTGTATTGACCGCAAAAAGGATTTACAAGAGCTATGTGGAAATGTCTGCCAGCAACACGAAAGATTCAAGGCAGAGCTTATCAGGGCCCGTGAAGCAGGTATACAGCTAATTATTCTTTGCGAACATGGGCCAGATATCAAGAGTGTAGGTGACGTGTATTTCTGGGAGAATCCAAGAAAGCACAAAGTTATCTGGAAGACAGTAAACGGTAAAAAGGTTAAGACTGTAATATCGGACAAGGCTGTTGATGGTTGCCAGTTGTACAAATCTCTTTGCACGATCAGAGATAAATACGGCGTCAGATTTGAGTTCTGCACAAAAGAAGAGACTGGCAAGAGAATAGTGAAGTTGCTGTCATGACAAAAGAAGAAATTAAACAGTCAGTGAAAATGCCGGAAATCCTTTCCAGGTATGGATTAAAACCGAACAGAGCGGGATTTATATGTTGCCCTTTTCATAAAGAAAAATCAGCGTCCTGCAAAATCTACGATGATTCATTTTACTGTTTCGGCTGTGGAATCGGCGGTGATGTGTTTGATTTCGTAATGCAATACGAATCCGTTTCTTTTAGCACTGCATTTATCGAGCTGGGCGGTACTTATATCTCTAAAAAAGGTAAAAGTCGTAACCAGATCAGGCATGAAATGCGGGATATTAAAACAAAAAAGTACAATCCCGCTCAGGTCCCAAACGAGCTTGAGCAGGTAGAAAAGAACATACTTATGTACGAAACAGCACTAAAAACGTTCCCTCCTGATTCAGAAGAGTGGTATATGTGCCAGTTTAATCTCGAGAAAGAAAAAAGCAGACATGAATTGCTGTCTGTTAAGTCAGGAGGTGAGGAAAATTCTTGAAAATATTGGAAATTTACAAGCGCAAGATTTTATGGAAAAACAGTTGTATGAAGAGCTTTTTTCAGTAAAAAGTAAAATTGACCGCTCAGAAATCAAGTTTAAGCTGATGGACCGGGCAAAAAGTGTGAAAGCGAAGCATATAGCAGAAGAGTTCATAAAGGAATTTCAAAAAGCAGAGCAGGAAAAGGAAAAAGAAGAAAAAGCAAATCGTTCCATGCAGCTGGTTGAAAACATCACAAACTTTTATCCTGATTCTGTTGATAAAGAATATCCTAACATGGCGTGTGGCAGCTGGATAGCTACAGAGAACGGAATTTTTTCTTCCGAAACATCTAAGGCAAGAGAACTTGTATGTCACCACCCGATCATGCCGATACGTCGACTGAAAAACATTGAAACAGGTGAAGAACAGATCACGGTGGCTTTTAAAAGGGATGGATATTGGACAGAAATAACTGTTCCAAAAATTGACATTGTGACTTCCAGAGCAATAACTAATCTTGCAAGGTTCGGGGTGCAGGTCAATTCAGAGAACGCAAGACTCCTTGTAAAGTATCTGGCGGACGTTGAAATGTACAATGCCGATATGATCGACATACAGCACTCTACGAGCAAGTTAGGGTGGCATGGCAATGTATTTGTACCTTACGACCTTTCAATTGTTTTTGATGGCGAATACCGCTTTAAAACACTATTCCAGAGTATACAGGAAAGTGGAGATTACTTTAAGTGGGTGACTCTAGCTAAACAGCTACGGTCGTGCGGACGATTAGAACCACGAATAGCATTGGCGGCATCTTTTGCAAGTGTGCTTGTGCAGCCGCTTGACGCACTGCCGTTCATCGTAGACTTCTACGGGCAGACGGGCGGCGGAAAGACAGTAACGATCAATATAGCGGCATCGGTTTGGGGAAATCCTGCGCCGGGAGCTTACGTTGGAAACTTTCGATCAACAGATACGTCATTGGAGACAAGGGCAGACATGCTTAATAACTTTCCGATGATTCTCGATGACTCTAAGAACGCTTCTCAATATATTCGGGACAACTACGAAACATTAATTTACAATCTCTGTTCCGGTAAAGGGAAAGCACGTTCAAATAAGGACCTCGGAGCAGCTAAGGAGAATACATGGAGCAACGTGACCATTTGCAACGGCGAGAACCCTATTTCGGAATTTGCAGATTCCGGCGGAGCAATCAACAGAATTATTGAAATTGAGTGCTGCGAGGATATTTATGAGAATCCGGCAGAGATTAACGGCATTGTCGTGAAAAACTATGGTTTTGCTGGAAGAGTATTCGTTGGAAATTTGAAGCAGTTCACATCGGACAATCTGAAAGAGATGAAAGCCGAAATTGAGAAAAGTTTTGACGGATATGACTTTCCGGCAAAACAGGTCATGGCTATATCTACTCTTCTATTGGCTGACAAATTAGCTACAGATTTCATATTTAAGGATGGGCGTGAACTGACGGTTGAGGACGTTGTGGACATACCTACACGTAAAAAAGATGTATCTGAGGGACAGAGGTGTTATGAATTCATTCTTGAAAGTCTTTCCGTGTACGGGCAGCACTTTGATGCACAATTCAGTTGCGATCAGTGGGGGTTCAAAGAGACACCAGATGAGTATGGAGATGTATATATATACTTCTATCCAAAGCCCCTTGAAAACCTTTTGAAGAGCAATGGATTCTCCAGAAAAGCTTTCTCAGCCTGGGCAATTAATCGAGAATTAATCAAACACACAGGAAAAAGAGATACGGTATTAAAAAGAGACGGGGGAAGCGTGATGAGGCTTATTGCAGTAAAAATCGTTGATATAAAAAGTCTCGAAAATGAACAAGAAAATGAGGTTATTGAAACTGGTTTTCTGCCAACTAATGCCGAAACAAATGTTCCGTTTTCATAATTTGTAACCATGTAACCGTTGTAACACGAAAAAAAACGCACTATAGGAGAAAGTTTGAGAGTGTATAAAAAACATATGCTCTAGTGATTCTCCTATATGAAAACCTTGGTTACATTGGTTACACGGTTACATACCTCTAAAACCCGCATAAAATAAGGGTTTTTGTCGTAACCAATAAGTTGAAAAAGCCGGTTACGCATGGGTTACAAAATTAAAAAGTATATACAATTAGATTTATTATAACAAAATTAATTGAATATTACAAAAATATTTAGTTTACATAATTTTTACAAGGAGTGGTTACAAAATGAAAAAAGATGATCTCAATAAAAAGCAAAGATATGCATTAGACACAATGCTGTCTGGCAGCAATGTTTTTCTGACAGGCGATGCAGGAACCGGCAAGACAACAGTTATCCAGACATTTATCAATGAAGCAGAAGCAGCTGGCAAAAGCGTTTTGGTATCTGCTACTACCGGAATAGCTGCGGATAATATCGGATACGGGGCGACTACCGTACACCGAGCACTGAATATCTCAATTAAGTTTGAGGATTACAAAAAAAAAG